CCGGTCGAGTGCGGACGGGGTGGGCGGCGGGATCGTTTCGGCGTCGGACAGTGCCGGCGCGATCCCGGTGTCGTGCTGGGCGTGTATGTCGGCTTGGGTCGCGAAGCCCACGCCGGCGGCCGCGCTGGCCGCGATCTTGGACTTGCAGTCGTCGGAGAGCTGCCGGTATTCGATCACGCTGGTGCGTGCCGCGTTGGCGGCGTCCCTGGCCTCGCCGGCCGCGCTGACCGCGTTCCTGACGGCCTTGTTCGCGTCGTCGATGAGCTGTTCGAGCACACCCATCTGATCCTGAGCGTCTGGCGCGGTCGCGTCGAACACGGCTCGTTCGACGATGCCGTGGAAGTTGCGCGAACAGGTCTTCGTGCCGTTGACGCTGACCTCGATGCCCATGAGGATCGCGCCGGCGTGCTGCAACGCCTTGCGCGGCACGGCGACGCGGTACGTGGCCGTGGGGGTGCCGAACACTGCCGGCATGCTCACGCGGTCGCCCAGCCCGCTGCCGGGCGTGGTGTTGTATGCGAGCGCGACGGTGATGCCGGTGGTGTCGGTGATGGGGGTGCCGTTGTCGGTGAGTTCGACGGTGATGGTTCGGCCGTTGATGTCGCCGGCGTTGAGGCGTATGTCTGCGATGTAGCCGTTGGCTAGGTCGAGTTGGATGGGTTCGCCTGTGGCTTCGCGGAAGCTGTCAAGCGTTGCCATTGTCGTCGTCCTTGTTGAGTTGGTCGGTGAGGCGTTGGTTTTCCTTGGCGAGTATGTCGATCTGGGCTTGCAGTGCGGCGATTTGGACGGTGCTGTCGGCGAGCATTTCGCGGAGTTTGCCGATCATGGCCGGGTAGAGGTTTTTGTCGTCCATCAGTCGTGGTCCTTTCCGTCGTTGGTTTGGGTGAGTGATTCGATGAATCGGTCGGTGGCGTCGTTGATGTCGTCGGCGTGGTCGGCGAGGAGGTTGCCGAGTTCCGTTGGTTCGATGCCGGCGGGCAGTGCGATGGTGGTCGGGGCGTCGGTTTCGTCTTCGGCGGATGGGTTGGTGGTTGCCGTGTCCGGCAGGAGCGGGAGGCCGAGCAGGCCGCGTGTTTTGTTGCGGCCGGCGGTGAGCGGATCGTCGGGTGTATTGTCGGCGGGCGCGGTGGTGGTGTTGATGGCTTTTTCGATGGCGTTGTAGGCGCTTGTCCATGCGGTTTCGCCGGTTTGGGGGTCTGGGTCTGGTTCGCCGTGGTCTCGGACGTGGAGGATGGCGGCTACGGCTTCGGTGTCGGTTTCGATGCCGAGGAGTGTGCGCCATGATGCGATTGCGGCGAGTGGTATGGCGTCGTGGCGCATGGCGGGTGTGGGTGGGGTGGGGGTGATGGGGGGCATGCCTTCGGGGACTGCGGCCGGCGGGGGGGGGGCGGGGGGGGGGGGGGGGGGTCTTGGGGGGGGGGGGGG